GTCATGCTCGGCAACAAAGCAAACGCTGTCGCTGCCTACGTTCTCAATTGCGAGTCAGATGCTGAACAAGCAAAAGCCGCCATTAAACGTATCAAAGCCCTTCAAACGGCCTATGAGCGCAAAGCAGAAAAGTTAAGGGATTACCTTGCGGAGAACATGAAGACCGCTGGAATCCACGAAATAAAGGCTGCTGACGGGTCTTTCGTTGTCAAGCTGTATGTTGACCGTGACGAGTCTGTTGTGATTGAGGATGGCGCTAAGTTTCCTGTGGAATTGTGCGCTGACCCCAAGCCACCAGAGCCAAGCAAAACCAAGATCAAGATTGCCATTCTTGCTGGTGAGCCTATAGCTGGTGCTTACATTGTTCGCAAGGATAGGTTAACGATCAAATGATTAACGGGCCTGAAAGCAGATGCTGGTTATTGGGGAAAGCTGCCTGAGACTACAGAGAGACACCAGTGCAGCGAGTAAGGCCCACTTTAATTAAGTTAGCAATGTTATTGAAATTTAATAAGGTTGCTAACCTTTATAACTTGGACAAAACATGAACTACGCAAAGACATTTAAAGACTTCTTTGACATCAAGTTTCCTCGTGTTCGGGCGACTGATCCAATTGAGTCGTTTGAGGCGGCAGATTCGGTTAAGGACATGACTGCAAAGCATTGGAATGTTATTTCCGAATGCTTAAAAGAACATGGACCGCTTGGCAAGGATGGCATTGCAAAGCTAACTGGTCTTGATGGCAATCAAGTTGCTCGGCGCATGAACGAAATGAAAGTTATGAACATGGTGTTCTTAACAGGCAACAAAGTTAAATCAAACAGTGGACGTAATGAAAGAGAGTGGACAGTATGAAAGAAACACAATCGTTTGGCATGACAGAATTTCAAGTAATGAAGTGGGCTAGTGACCGTGGCATCTACGAAAACGGCACAGCATTAGGTCAAGCCAAGAAAACGCTTGAAGAAGCTGGCGAGTTGCTTGCTGCTGTTGCTAGCAATGACCGTGCTGAAATTGAAGATGCGCTTGGCGATGTGATGGTTACGCTGGTTAACGTAGCCGTGCTGTGCGACATGGATTTACGGCAGTGCTTTTACAAGGCGTTTAAAGTCATTGAGCCAAGGCAAGGCTACATGAATAAGAACGGTCAATTTGTTAAGCAGTAAGAAACAAAGCAATCTCAGCTTCCCGCCGTTTAACAAGTCCGGGCAGGACTTTGCCACCACCCTTGGTCCAAGCCCTGAAAGCGTCAGCAGCACCCTCCCAATCGCCTCTATTAGCCTTCATACGGATGGTAGAGCGTTGGAGGTTGCCTAGTCCAAAATTGAAGGATATAGAGACAAGAGCGTCAAAGCTGCCTTGACGCCCAACACAGCCGGGAACAAGTCGTAGAACACCACGTTCAAAACTTGCAACGTCATCAGCGAATAGTTTTTCGATTTCTTCTTTTGACCAGACACGGGCATCCTCCTGTCTCAGTGGCATCTCTTTGCGGATCATGGGTGTCTCTTTGCCCTCAACCCGTGCCATAGGTAGCCTGATCTGCTCTTGGTAAAGCACATGACCGTAGCCAATAGTCCAGATTTGGGCGGGGCAAAGGTAGGGCTTGTTTCTGCACCCCTCAAAACGGTGCATTAGGTCTGCGCCAGCTTTAGATAATTTCACTTCTTGCTCCAGCCGCGAGATCCAAACCAAAAACCGATAATGCCGCCAAGCATTGCCATTTCGTCAGAGCTAAAAATGACATCGGAATACTTGATGACATCATCAATGCTGGTAATTAAGCCGGGATGATTCCACAAGTACCAAGCCATAAAAGCGTTGATTAAAACAAGTTCAATTACGAAAATGTAAGTTACTGTTGGTCGGACTGTGCCAACGTAGCTAGAAACCCATTTAGACGCCTTTTCAAGCACTTTGGCATCGTGTTCCAAAGCAGCTTCAGTCATCTGAGCATCAGTTTGCATTTGGACTTGCTCAGTGCGAATTTCTTCTACACGGGCTTGTGCAGCAAAACCAGCAGCAGCAAGTGCCAATTCTCGTTCTGTTTGCACAGCAGCTAGTGCAAGTTCATGCTTTTGGTCGGCCTTGTTCTGAAAGTATTCCAGCAGTTTAGGCAAGCCAGAGATCAGCAGACCCCCAAGAGTTGAAAATAGTGAAAGCATCAATTACCCCTTTTGGTTAACATAGCACTGGCAATTTCCAGCATAAAACGAACTTGTTGTAGGTTCTCTGGTTGTTCAGCCCATCCAACCGTGATCTGGCCTACAAACCTATGTGAGTCAGGTGGAACACTTACTCGACAGGTAAACCCAACACCTTTTTCCAAGTACCAAAGCCCAACCTCAGACTGAGCAAAGCGGTACTCTCCACAAGGAATCTCATTGGTCATCAGCTTGACCACATCAGCATTGTTGGCAGTGTTCTGACTGAACAGCCCAACATCAATATCTTCAATGGTCTTGTCTCTACCATCCTTGGTATATGCTTTATACAGCACACGACTGTTGAACAAAGGATTGACCTTGAACACTGCAACGACCGAAGCGCCTGTTTTTTTAAGCAGCATTGAACTTGCGTCATCAGCCCTTGATGTATTTATCTCGGGTAATTTCTTAGATTCCTTGTAGGCATCAAACATGAACTCTTGGTTTTGCCACAGGAAGTAACCAGAAAAAGCCAGCACACCCATCAAAACGATAGCAAACAGCTTGAATGGTGAGTCCACATAAGTCAGCACCTTATCAATTACGGTTACTGGTTTGTCACTCATCTTAGGTGCTTCATGTAAATGATGAGGCCTCCAATCATCAGCGCAGCCAAGACCAAGGATGCCATACCAATAGCAATGTACTCAGCAATCTGTTCAAGCCTTTCCCTGCGCCTAATGGCCTCGCGTACAGCAGCTTCTTTGGCCTCCCTGCGCCTTCTGGCGGCGGTGGCTTGAAACTTGAGCCAATCCCCCCACATTCCCGGTCTGCCAGCGTAAACCATGCGCTCACGAAGTTCTTCTTCTTGCTGCCGAAGTTGCTCCAGCGCCATGAATTCTTCAAGGTCAGAGCCGCCACCCTTTTTGGTAGCTCTTTCTTGGATTGCTGCTTTGTTGTCAAAATAGTCAAACACCCGAGAGCCAAGCGCAGACAAATCTTTGCCATTTGCTAAGGCTTGCTTGATGACATTAAATGCGGCATTTGCCGCCATCAATTCAGCCAACATAAAAAGCCCAAATTAAAACTTTGACGCAGTAGACAATGACTCCAACAACAAGGGCCGCTGCAATGAAGCTAACGGCCCAATCTTTCATTTAAGAATCCACACAGCGGAAAAAATTGTTCCTGCCATTGAAACAATCATTAAACCAGCAGTTTTCAGCATGATGCCTTCAATGCGTTTTAGTCTTGCATTGATCTGCTCATATCTAAGAGCGCAAACTTCTTCGTGTGTTGATAGTCTTGCGTCAGTTTTGTCTATCGTGGTCATGGGTTACTGCATGGTCAAAGGTTTTGGGGAACTCTCCTGTTGTCATGTAGTGTAGGTTTTGCACAATGCGTTTATCGTGCGGGGCTAATTCTAAAGCCTTCTGGCAAAGCTGAATAGCCTCATCCCTTAAGCCAAGATTCCACGCTGCAATACTGGCAAAATCCCAAGGCTTTTCAGTCCAGACTGACGGGTCCATTGTGTACACAGCCTGTTTGTCAATAATCTGTAAGGCAGATTTAGCCGCAGCATACGATTCAGCCCACATTGACAACCGATAGCATTGAACCGACAACTCAACCCAAGGCTCACGGGTTCCCGGTGCTTCAGCAACAGCCAGCCTGAACCACTTTAAAGCCTCTGTAGCGTTACCTTTTTCAGAGTACGACTTACCCAATAGTCTCATGGCATAAGCCCGTTCATTGGGCCAATTAGCTTCTGGCATCTCAAGGTACTTTTTGAGATACACAATAGCCTCATCCCACCGAGCATAAAACGTCAGTTCACGGGCGTGATAGAAAGCATTACGAGGGCATCGCGGATCTTCTTTGATTGCCAGTTCAAGCAACGGCATATATTGACCACGCGACTTTGTGTTGTCAGGCAGATGCCGAACAAGCAACATATCGGTGTGTGCGTATACCTCGTTAATCCTGCCATCTGGCCTTGGGTACTCATGAACAGGATGATGCCAATGGTAGCCATTGCGATGATGAATCTTCTCGTAGAAGAAACTGATGCCGCATCCCCAATCAAACTTGTAGCGCAGCCGTGTAGTCTGTTCACTCCACACACGCTCAATTTCTTCACGCCATCCCGGTTCTAGCACCTCATCAAGATCAAGCGATATGCAAACGTCAAAGTCTCCGGGGATTAGCGCCAAAGCAGTGTCACGTGCCTTATCAAATCTCCACGGTTTGATGCAAATGTCATAGACCTTTGCGCCACATTCAAGCGCCAATTTTACCGTGTCATCGGTAGAACCAGTATCGGCAATTAAAACAAGATCAGCCTCTTTAGCAGAGTCGCAAAACCGCTGCACAAATTGCTCCTCGTTTTTGCTGATTGCGTAAACTGCTATCTTGAGTTTTTTTGTCATGTCGTGTTGTGTTAGTTAAAAGAACATAAAAAAGTTGCTGTTGCCAAGAATTACGTTTGGACTATACGCAATGTCTTTAACGTAGAAGTAGTCTGGTGATGTTCCTGTAAAGGTCAGGCCACTGTTGTTGCCGCCATTTACAGAGTTTGTGCCGACTGCTGCCAAGCTACCACCTGTTGCGGATTGCTTGAGCGTAGCCCTTTGACCGGGAATACTGGTGTACCAACGAACAACGTTACCAGATGCTCCTGAATAGGTGAAAGTGGTGATCTCTTGCGTTGTGCCAGCCGTCCAAATCATATTGGTTCTGGCAAAGTTTGTCAGTGTGCCAAACGTGTTGCTGCCCGTGATGGTCAACGGGTTAATTGTACCGCCTGTAGAAGACACTGTACCAAATATTTGACTACCACCGTTAAATGATTTTGTCGATGTAGAAGACAAGTTTATAGTGGATGATTCGCCACTAAATGTTAATCCTACTGAGTTTGTAAAAGTCATAGGATTAGGACTTGAGCAAGTAACAGTACTTGTTCCGAACGTGACACTACGAGTATTAGAGTTGGTGCTTGATATAGCACTTACGCTAATATTATAGTTTTGCGTTGAATAACTACCGTTAGTTACAGTAATACCCCCCGTGCTTGTATAAGCATCTCCGTGTTGAAAAAGACACAGTGGATTATTTATCGTAAGCGTATTTGCAAAAGATTTACCAGCAGTAGTAAGTGTCTGTGTTGACGTGCCGAAAAAACTCCACCCACCAGTTGCAGTAGATGTAACTCCAGAACCATAAGTTACATCACCATAAATAGAAGCATTACCAAACCCTGCCAAGGTCATTGCGCTAGTGCGACTTGACGCATTAATAGTGCCAATGTTGAAAGACTGCATTGTCACAGTACCAACACTACCCGCATCATCAAAAATACAAGTGTCTTGAGCTAACGGAAAGTTATTGACAGAAGGAGTACCACCGCTGGATGTAGCCCATGCGGTAGCAGACCAATTTTGCGACCCGGCAAGGTTCCAGTATTTGTTTGTACCAGCATTAAACGTGATGTTGCTATTACCCAAGCAGTTACCCAAACGAGTACCAGACCACGGAGCAGATGCGCCAGCGGCTGCAATGTCGCGGAAGTCAATGTCAGACAACCCTGAAACTGCGGCGGCTGTGATTGTGCGCTGTGTGCCGGGAGTCCCACTTACCACACCCATACGTTGCGTTGCCGATGTACCACCACCAAACGCTAATGTACCAGTGACGGTTTGATTACCATTGACAGAAATTTGACTAACCTCAGTTCCGGTTGGCGCTGTAAATGTCAAATTATTAAAAGTATTTGTTCCCTGAATAGCTCTAAATGCGGGGCTTCCTGAAAAAACTACGTTATTCCAAGCTAGTGTTTGACCTGGGAAACCAATACCCCCACCTGAGCTTGTTAGGGTAATTGTTGATGTTCCTGCGTTAACAGTCATAACAGGCGCTGATAAAGACGAAGAAGTAAATACATTAATAGAAACAGCACTAGAACCAAGCGTCAACGTGAAAGGTAAGCTGATATTTGATGCGTCAAACGAACTAGCCGTAAAATTTTTATCGTTCGTATTAAAACCACCAGAGACTATTACAAACGTACTAACGGTTGTGTTATCTGCAAGTTTTACAGATGAACTAAAACCACGGCAACTAATTAGGGCGATAGTATTATTAGCACTGGTCAGGTTTTGAGTAACTCGACCTGCAAAAATAGGCGTAAAACTAGAAACTGTTGTAGAAGCAGTGAGCGTTAAGTCGCCGTAAAGAATAGGGTTTGAACCAGCCAATGTGTAGGCGTTGGTCTTTGTAGATGTCAGTGTACCAAGGTTAAAACCGTTAAACACTGTAATTGAACTCCCAGTATTTAAACCAGTGTCATCAATAATTGCGGTGTCTTGCGCCAAAGGAAAGTTGGCGGCATTATTTGCGCCACCAGAACTTGTTGCCCAAAAGTCACCCGACCAAGCACCCCCAGATGTGCCGTTCCAATATACCGTTTTTGGTGATGGGAATGTGATATTGGTGTTGCCGCCGCAGTTGCCCAAACGAGTGCCTGACCAAGGTGACGATGCCCCTGCAACTGTGATGTCTTGGAAATCTACGTCTACCAAAGAGGCTACAGTCGCAACCGTCAGTGTGCGTGTAGTGCCGATAATGTTTGATCGGACAAAATATCTGCGAACAGACAACTGCCCCGCAATAGTCAATGTTCCTGTGACAGTTTGATTTCCAAATAAAACAATGTTTGAGACAGTTGCGTCTGATTTTGCTGCAAACGTCAGGTTGTTGAATGTGTTGTTACCATGAAAACTGGATGTTGTAATTGCGGTAGAACTGAACGTGACGTTGTTGAACGTGTTGCCTGTGTAGTTTGTACCGCCACCAATACTTGCGCCTGTTTGAGACAGTGTGATGTTGGAAGTACCGGCATTAATTGTTAAGGGCGCATTTGCGTTGATTGTTGATGCACTAACAGTGGACGCCCCTAGTGTTAATGTGCCAGCGGTTGCACCAGCAGTAGCGGAAATGTTTCCACAGGTCAAATTTTTACCATCAGTGTTAAATACGCCTGCGTTAATAGATATAGTGGATGTACCTGCGTTTAGAGCATCTTGAAGCGTATATGTGCCAACCCCAGAAAACACAAGTCCAGAAAGAACTACGCCGTTAGTTGTTATGGTGTGACTTCCGCTGCCGTAAAATTGAGTTGTGTTTGTGGCTGTTCGCGTTAAACCTGTGGAGGGTAATGTCAAGTTTCCGTAAACAAACAAAGTACCTGAGCCAGCCAGTGTCAAGTTGCCAGAGGCGGGGCCAGCAATGGTGACGTTACGACAAACTGGTGTGCTGTTAGCAATCGTGACCGTGTAAGCTGTAGCATTTGACACTGAGTCAAAAATTACATCATCTTCAGCACTAGGCGCACGGGTAGATGGCGTTAGTCGAGCAAAGTCTGTGTACCAGTTGGTTACGGTAAATCCGTCCCAAGTGCCAGTACCACCACCCCAATACAGTGTTGCCATATCACTCTGCCTTCAAATATTTAACGCCATCAATTTCAACGTATTCAGGTTCTGGCTCGGGTTGTGGAGGGTTGTCCATGTAGGCAACCCAATTGTCCACACGCTGCTGCTTCATGGCCTCAATCTGTTCTTGATTGAATGTGTGATCGTCAGGCAATGTGATGGCATCACGGTAAGTGCCGTGCGCTGTTTCGCGTTCAAAGTCAATCTTGGTCATGTTCAGAATCCAAAGTTCTTAGCAATCAAATCCCATTTGACAGCAGTATTGTCATAAATGAAGCCCATGTAATCTTCTTTGCTAGTTCCAGAAGATGCTGTTGGCAAACTTAAATCAGTTGAACCTCGAAAAACAGCGTTCCAACTAAAAGTTTGCACGTTTGTGCTAGTCATCCTAAACATTAACTTTTGACCATTTACCAAAGTGCCAGTAGGGGCATTTAAAGTAAATGTTCCAGCAGACTGTGTGTTTGCCATCGTTGCCATGTCAGTTGTATCAGCATTTATGGTAATGCTTGTTGCATCAGCATATGACACTACGCGACTGCCGTACATTGCACCTGTTGGACCAGTTGCGCCTGTTGGACCAACATTACCTTGTGGACCTGTCGGGCCTGTTGCGCCAGTGTCACCTTGTACACCTTGAATACCTTGAATCCCTTGTGGTCCTGTTGGCCCAACATCGCCTTGGATTCCTTGAATGCCTTGCGGACCAGTCGGGCCAATAGCTCCAACATCGCCTTGGATGCCTTGCGGACCTGTTGGCCCTGTATTACCTTGAATTCCTTGTGGTCCTGTTGGCCCTGTGTCGCCTTGTGCGCCTGTTGGTCCAGTAGCACCAACATCGCCTTGAATACCTTGTATGCCTTGCACACCTTGTGGACCTGTCGGACCGACATCACCCTGAATACCCTGAATACCTTGTGGACCTGTCGGTCCTACTTCACCTTGTGATCCTGTTGGACCTGTAGGGCCAGTAGCGCCTTGTGGACCTGTGGAACCTGTTGGACCAACAATTTGCCCTGCGTCATCCCAAGCAACGCCATCCCACACATACAAATTGCCATCAGAATTAACGATGTAAGCATCACCGGGTGTATTGCCTGTAGATGGCAAATCACCAACAGTTGCAACAGCGCCTTTAAGGGTTATGCCTTGACCTGTAGCGCCCGTAGGTCCAGTTGGGCCTAAATCGCCTTGTATGCCCTGAATGCCTTGGATGCCTTGCGGTCCTGTCGGTCCAGTAACGCCTTGCGGTCCAGTAGGTCCAGCAACGCCTTGTTCGCCTTGAATACCTTGAATACCTTGCGAACCTGTTGGGCCAGTATCACCTTGAATGCCTTGTGCGCCTGTAGGTCCAGTTGCTCCAATGTCGCCTTGAACACCTTGTGGGCCTGTAGGTCCAACTACGCCCTGAACTCCTTGAGGTCCAGTTGGGCCAATATCTCCTTGCACACCTTGTGAGCCAGTAGGACCAACATCACCTTGAACGCCTTGAACGCCTTGAATGCCCTGAACGCCTTGTGGACCTGTCGGACCAGCAATACCTTGTGGGCCTGTTGGTCCAGTTCCTGTTGGCCCTAAAGCGCCAGTTGGACCCGTAGGACCAGCAATACCTTGTGGACCAGTAGGGCCGCTACCAGCAGGGCCAGTAGGTCCAACAGCGCCAGCTACGCCACGGTCAATCCTAGCCTCTACGCGAGGTTGTGGGACTACTTCAAGATTGACGTTGTTGCCATCAATTACAGTGACAGTTACATTGCTCATGGCGAATCCTTACAAAACAACAATACCGTCAGAACGGACAAGAAACAACAAGAAAATAATCATGTCATCCGCAGGATTGCCGCCAGAAGCAGGGAAAGAAACTTTGACTCGACCAGAGTAACCAACACAGTTTTGAGCGTTAATGTCTAGCTGTGGATCAGTTGCCATCAAACCCCATGCGCCAGCATCAATGACTAGCGTACAAGTGCCAGCAACAGCAACGATGTTTGTAATTGTCAAAGGGATTGCCGCAGGAGTAGGCGTGTAGTCTGCAATGTCAAACGTCAGACCATTTCGAGTGTCTTGAATGTTTGTGACATTGCGCCTGACAATCTGAGCATCAATGGTTGCGCCTGTAAGGTTGACAGGCAAGCCAAGAGATGTGAAAGACAAGTTCCAATATGTTTGTTGATCCCAAACGAGTTCTCCAGCAAGAATTGGATTGTCAAAACCACTCACTTGTGCGAGTGAGTTACGAGCGAAGACAGCCATAATAGTTCCCTGATCTCAGGTGGTGACGCTCCCCGCCTACTGGCAGGGCTACGGGTTTTGTCATGTGTGGGGTAATTTTACCCGCCAAGATAGATGCAAGCAACGATTTTAACTTCAGTTGGTGATGCAAAAACAATGGCTTCACGGGCTTTTGCTACGGTCTTGCCGCGAATTACGTCATCAGATTGTGCCATTGCTACACCTGTGGTGCTGCTGGTCACAAGCAAAGTGTCAACAGATATGTTGCCGTTCTCTCCGCAAACCTGAATTTGTCCTTCACCAATTGAGTTCATGGAGCCAAACCAATAATCGTTTTTGATTGCATCATATTGAGCAGTCATTACTGGAATAGATACATTGTCTACCTCAATCCAATGGTCAATAAACGCTGGTGGTTTAACGCTAGACAACGGCCTCAACTGTCCAACAAACACGCCCCTTGCTCCAGCTTGATTTGCTGATGTTGACGCTGCAACTTCAAAGATTGCGTTTGACCAATCGTTACGAGCGATACATTGGACATCAACAACAATTGTTCCTTCTGTAAGTGTTTGGGCAATAGGAAGCAAAATATCGTGGTTGCCTGTAAATGGACCGTAGTTTGTACCTGTGCCATCAGCGTAAAAGTCATATCCGTTTGCAACACCAACTAGACCTGAAGTGCCGTTGTAGTTGTTTCGACCACGCACACCATGAGCAGCAGCACCTGAGTTTGTAATATTAACAATGCCTGTAATTGCAGTGGAATCTATACTGGTATAACCAGTGACAGCAGAAGCTCCAGAAGCTGAAAAGTAAAAATTGTCAAAAGTTCCTACTCCACCAAATATGTTATCAACCCAAAAAACACCTGCTGAATTGACTTGAAACACATTACCACTTGGCGTATTGCCTGTGCCAATTTGAATGGTTCCACCTCTAATTGCCGCACCATTGACAGTAAACGCTGTTCCATCCCACAGCATATTTACTGTAGATGATCCAATAGAAAACTTGTAAGCACTACCGCTATAGCCAAGGAAGAAACCTGTTCCTGTGTTGTATGCGGTTTGACCTCCGCGAATGTTGCCAAAGTTGCCTATGGTGACGTTGCCGCTAACCGTCAAACTTCCAGTGTTAGTGCTGATTGCAGAAAGATTGCCAACTTTCAATGACGAAAGATAAGGCACTTCCCAAATTGTTTGGTTGTTAGTTGGGTTGTAAACACCATCACTTTGCCAAACAGATTGACCCGCAGTAAGAACTGGAACACTATAAGACCAAACTAAACCAGCTTGCCAAGAGCCAGTTGCTGGCAAAGCATCGCCAGTTACCGTAAATATGTTTGGAGTTGTGCTTAATGTTGTGCTTGACACTGCATAAGCAATACGACCAACAGCACCTGTTGAGCCAACATATCCAAATGGCAAAATACTTGCGGTTGCCCAATTAACTGTTGATGTTGTTGCAGTCACAGAGTCGGTAAGAGCAACGCTTGCCTTCCACAATGTTTGCCCTGCTGTAGCCGTGTCACTTATAGTAGTAAACCATCCAGTTGGTGCTGATGTAACTGCATCACTAGCCCAATCGTAAGTAGAACTTCCTGAAATTGTAGGAATTGTTGTTGCCCACTGATAAACAATAGCTTCTGCTGTTTTAACGCCATCTGCACCGTCTGAACCGTTTTCACTTGCTATATAAACGGAAAAGCCAGAAGTCCAACTTACAGTTGTAGTTGTCGCTGTTGCCACATCTGTAATTTGTTTTGAAGCAATCCAAAGTTTCAGCAATGGCGTTCCGGGGTTAAGTGGAACAGAAACCTCCCATCCATTACCGCCCGTGTATGTAGCATTACCGGGAGGGTTCCATGTATAGGTTGATTGACCTGATGGATTAAGTGGGGTAGATGTTGCCCATTGATACAAAAATACAGTTGCAACTTTATTGCCTGATACTCCTGTAGGGCCAAGACTTCCTGTAGGTCCAGTGCTACCTGTTGGTCCAAGAGAACCTGTAGGGCCAAGACTTCCTGTAGGTCCAGACGGGCCTGTTGTTCCTGTCGGGCCAAGCGATCCTGTCGGGCCAGTTGGTCCTACGTTTGCTACAGGTGTCCAAGTAAACGATGCGCTGATTGGGCTGCGGTCTGACTTAGCCAAATCATTGCCAACAAGGTAACTGAAATAGTATGTTGCACTTGGACTTGCGCCAGTAGGCAATACTTGATTGGCAAAAACGTATGTGGTGCTTGGCGTGACAGGCTCACCATCAATCGTGTTTGCTGTAGCCAACAACTTCCAATCACTTGAACTTGGAACGGCAACCGTTGTGTAATACAACTCACTATAAGTAACCCTGCCTGTCGCTGGAATTGCTATGGATATGTTGAAGTTGGGAATAGCACTTCCGGGATTGCTTGCCGAAACGGTTGGCGCAGATAATGGGCTAAAAAATATAGCAGATGGCAAGCCGCTGTTAGGCACTGGCGCAAACTGATTGATTGTTTGGTCATCGTAGACCTGAGCGTTGTACTCGCTCAATTCAAGACGAGCGCCAAGCGATCCATCAGCTAACGATGCTTCGTTTACCTTCATCACACGAAACAACTTAGCAGACCATCCATAGTCTGAGTTGGTTACGCTAACAACATCACCAGCATCAACTTGAATGCCGAAATATGTTGTGTTGAAACTGACAATCAAATCTTCACGGGCTTGCTCAAGCAACCTGTTTGCAAGGTAGTGTGCTTGAACAGAATCGTTCACCAAGTCGTATGTGATGCTGTACTTGTTAACAGGCTCGTTTGGATACAACAGAATAGTTGGTGTTTTGATGTTGATAAAGTTTGCTTGGTCACGATTCTCTTTAAATGGAAATCTTGCCTCTACCTGATTGATAGAGCTAGTGATGTCTGTTGCACTTACGCGAATGTCACCAATGATGTTGTTATCAGTAAACGCATAGGAAGTTGTTTCTGCTTTGTTAATAACAACAGCCCACTGCCCCAATGCAGCGTTGTATGTCATCCATGAATCACAAGAAGACATGATGCGGTCAATGTTTGACAGCACAGTTTCACCCGCATCTAAAACGCCGTTGATGCGGTAACGGGCTTGTGTAGAAGGCGTACCACTGCTATTGGTGAACGTAATAAGTTCATCGCTATAAGCATTCAATGCTATTGCGCTTGCAACATCCACATTAACGGACTGTACAGCGCCGCCATAGGTAAAGTTACTAATGTAGTCAGCCCAAACGTCACCCGGCTTTGCTACTCCTGTTCCATGCAATGTGTGAGAAACCTTAAATGTAATTGGAGACAGTTGGGTAGTACCAGCATCACGGTTGTAAACCAGCTTCACAATTGCAAAGCCAAGACCGTTCATCTGCCGTGTGCCTGTCCATCGTTGAGCAACAGGAATATCACTGCCGCCCATTACTGTGCTTGGAGGTGGAGCGCCGTTCAATGAAACAATATTGCCAGCATCGTCTGATTTGTACAGGTTAATGTACAAATTACCATTGATCTTTGTGTCTTCATTTGGAGGGGTTGCCTCATCATTTAACTTGATAACTTTAGTCAAGTCTGTGCTATCAAAAACAATTTTGCGATCACCGTAATACATATCGGTGGTATCAAACGTAAACTGTCCATTAGGGCTAATGCTTGAAATAGCCAAGACGTAATACATTGTCTTTTGATCTGTTGTCAAAACAGCATCAACAAACGTACCGCCCATGTAGGCATTGCCATAAACAATAGGAATAGCGTTAACTGCGCTTGGCGGTACTTGCTGGCGAACGCCCATGTCTTGCTGTTGCTCTGGATTGTCTGCAAAAATGCGGGTCACAATCATGGACACCGCAAAGCTAACCGCAAAAGTTCCAAAGGCAACACTTACCCCTAAAGCTGATGCAAGAGAAGCACCCGCAGCAGCAATCATTGTCGCAACCATTTTTATTCCTTCACAAAACTTGCACCAACAGCTTTGTAGCCACGCTTGGTGTAATCAATCAACGGACCTGATGCTGAAATTGATGTGTAAACACAATCAACTTCCCCTTGTTTTAGCATCACGCTTGCAACCTCGTCGTAAGCCTTCCAAAGCCTACCGCCAATAGAGCCGTTACGATGCTCTGGCTCAACCCACCACAACAGTTCATGCAACTCTTTGACTTGTGGACACCAAATGTTGTTTTGTTTAATGCCAATTATTGCTCCCGTCATGTTGTTATCAATAAAGATAAACCCACGACCTTTGATAATCCCAAACAACAGTTCTTCAACGTATTTGGGATAGTGGTTTGCCGTTTGCCCAAGAACTTTAATTGGATTTTCGTAAGCATATGCTTCTACAATCTCAAGCAGTCTTGGTATGTCGTATCTTGTTGCTAGTCTTATCATGTTTAATTACTGTTGCCATAAACACTAACGTCTACATCAACAGTAGTCTCGCTGGCTTGCGTTTGCGTTTTTGGAGGTTGCCCAAAGTCAAAGTATGTGTTTGAAATTTCAGACACACGATTCATTGAGGTATCGCCAGAATAGATAAACTGCCAATTGCTTTTGTTTGTTTTTACACCTGACAGTCTGTTTTCCAGAATGCGGCGCATAGACGAACAAGCAATTGAGCAAGTAGCAATCCTTTGCCTCAGTTCAGAGTTAAAGTCTTCAGTAATTGACACGCCACTGATGATCCCCTGATAACGCTTAAAGAATTGCGTTGTAGGCGTTGTAATAATCTGGTTGTTTGCGTCAAAGAATCCACGCCACACTTCAACCAATGAGCCTTTGATGTCGTTGCCAAGGATGATGCCAATGTTTGCCGGGTCAATACCCGTCAATTGAATTGTCATGTCATCAGATGTGGCCTTGATGTCACGCTGAACATCTCCAACACTAAGCAAAGAGCCAAGGTTGCTAAACGTAATGCCACCAACCGTGATAGGCGCAGCAGCGTTGCAGAACGTGTAGACAGTAGCAGCATTGCCAACTGTCAGCCTCACAAACTCTGCATGGTTAATCTGTGGGCCAGATACAGCATTGATTGTTGTCATGTGATGTATTCCCGAAAAACGAACGGTTGATCCCAATTGACAAAAGCGCCGTTTGTCATTGGAGTAAGAGTATACGTTGGGCAAACTTCAGCCACAACACTAAATGTGCAAGCGTTTCCAATTGACACAGTAGCACCAGAGCTAGGCGTACCAATCAACGGCCTGTGAATGTTCACAGACGAGCCAGCAGAGTCTGCTGTGATCTTGTAGGTATAGCCGCCTACCATGATGAAATCACCAGCCTTAAACGTCCCGTTAGAGGTCAAGGCAAGCGTTTGTGTGTTTGGTGTAGGCGTACCATTTAAAGTGGCTGTAGTAGCCGTTCCAAGCCTTTGAGTGAACCACGACAACTGACTACTGTTGAACGTAATCGTTTCTGGCAACTGGCGGTCTTTGTTGTCAATCGCCTGAATTATTGCCCGTGCTGTTGGGTAGTACAGAAAGTTGTTAGGCGTGACCGTGAACACCCAAGGCACAGCCGTTAGGTACTGCGCCACAGTAATAAAGCCCGACCTAGCGACTTGTTGACCAACCATGCGGCGGTTGTTCACCGTCATGGATTCCTGATTCTCAAAAATGGTTTGGAAGCTCATGCACGACCCCTGTTAACTGCCAATGATTTGTTGGCATACTGATTAGCCGCCCAAATCGCGTTAGAACTGCCTAGAAGCCTGTCTTCAAACGATTTGGTGTCAATGGCATTAATGTAGTTGTTTGTTACGTTGGTGGTGCTTCCCATGTTGCCAAGAGCATGGTTAGGAATGATTGTTCCAGCAGTGCGAGGCACAAAGATTTCAGGGCCACGTTCGCCAACAATACTTGGGCGACCAACTTCAGGCGAACCGCCATCAGCATATCCCGGCAGTCCCATAACAGCGGCAGGTTGATATGGCGATCCACTCATGCCAAACATACGGCTAAACAAACTTGTCATTTGCGCCCGTAGTTGTATGCGGATCAAGTCCTGAATGATGCTGCGCGTCAGGTCTTTAAAAGACAGCTTGCCAGTGCTGACAAAGTTATCTAGCGCACTGGTCATGTTGCCCATTAACGAATCAAACATTTGAGCGCCGTTCTCCATTGCTGTTGGAGCAAAGGCAAAAAATTCTTCAGCACGTTTGCCAAAGCCTTTTGTTTCGTCACCCTCTTGCATTTCGCGCATTACACGGTTGCGCTCCTTTGCCAACTCAATTGCTTTTTCAGCTAATTGGTTTTGGTTCTTAATTCGTTCTTCACGATCAGCTTCCAACAAATTTGTCTCTTGCTGGATAGCCCTTATCTTGTCTTCCTGCTGTGCGCGAATGTTAAAAATGTCTAGTGCTAGTTGCTTGTCTTTTTCACGCATCAACCTTGTCTGTTGTTCATAGTCAAGAATTGTTCGTTGACGATCAATTGACAAAGACTCAAGCGTCTGACGTTCTTTGATTTGCTCGTTGGTTTTGAAATACGTTTCAACTTGACGGTTTCTGTTTTCACCAAGTTTTATTTCTTCATCACGCAGTTTTTGTTCTGCTTTTAACCTTTCGTCAATTTGACGATTCATAAGTTCGCCAATTTTTATATCGTTTTCGCGTATACGTTTGGCTTCGCGTTCAGCTTCAGCAGCCAATCGTTTGGCTTCAGGGTCTACAGCAACTTTTGTTGCGCGTAGTGGGCCACTTGGTTTGCTAGATTGCGGAATACGGGGATCGTCTAACCCTTTGCGTCCATCTGGCGAACCCATGACTCTAAATTCAAACGCTTGCAATGCAGCCAAATTAGCTAATGCTTCTTTTCGGCCTTCTTCACCAAGATTTTTAAACTTGGCAAAATCAAAGGTTGCCAATGCAATTGTCTGCTTAACTAGCAGTTCTATTTCAGTAACAATGCTCTTGATGACAAATGCCACGTTAGCAGCAACAACAGCCACTGTTTGAAAAACAACTTTAAAAACGCTTCCAAATAAATTAGATTGACTGCTTAACTGTGAAAAATAATTGATAGTTTCAAGCAATGGCGGTCCTAACTCGGTCACCAAGACAACAGCCAAATCACGAGATTGCTTTTCAAAGATTCCAATTACATCAGCAGCATCTTGAAAGGCTTTAGCTTGTTCATCAGCAATAGTGCTCAAGTCACTCATGCTGTCAGCCATACCAACAAAGTCCACGCCCTTTGCGGCCTTGCCAAAAACTTCCATCGCCATTGCGTTACGAGTTATTGGATCTTCGACATTAGCCAAAGACTTAACTAACTTGTTTTGCAATTCATCAATGCTTAAATTGCCAACATCTTTTAGAGTAACGCCCAACCGTGACATTGTTTGCTGTGCAGCCAATCCACCATCAGCCGCCTTGTCAACAAAGCCAACAAAGGATGAAAGCATTTTTGCAGCGTTGTCTGCTTCGCCTCCGTTATCTTGCAGAGCGTTGCGCAACTTTAAAACTGATCCAACAGCAATGTCGTTGGCTTTGGCTACGTCAACAATTTGATCTGCGTAATTAAGAGCCGCAATTCCAGCCGCAGTTAAAGCTGTAGCCGCAACCTTTCCATACTGTTGAGCAGCATCTCCAAATTGCTCTAACTTTTTGGTTGCCCCATCAATGCCGCGAACAAACTCAGCACTGTCAATACCAAGCAAAACGCCCAATCGGGCAATCATATTAGCCATCGTTTTTCACCTTAAACCTGTCTTTTTCAAATCCCGGTGCTTGGCTTAAGAAGGCAAGCAAGCTGTTGTTTGCCGCCTCTTTTTGCGCTTCTGGAGGCAGCGGAGGGTAGAGGTAATCATAGGCTGAACCCGCTACATTGGCTAGTGTATAAGGTCGTGATTTTGAATCACGAACATAATTAAACACACCAGTTATAAGCGTTCCAAGCATTTCAATTGTCTTGTGATTCCCAATAACCCCGTCCCCGTACATAGTCTGAAGACGCGCCATCGTTATTCCATCCAGCGCCGCAATTGATTCGGGTGTATGCCCGTTAAAGATTAAAGCTGTTTCAACTTGCGTCTTTAACGAGCCAATCAGTTTCCCCGAGTTTCCTTGTAGTTAGGACTGATAACTTCACCGATCTTTTCGCACAACGCCAACTGAACATTCAAAGGCCACTCAGCCTCAATGTCATCATATGTAACGTCACTTAAACTTGCTTCAGGGTCTTCTGGAACAAGCAACTTGATGTATTCAACAATCCTAGCTTCAGTCAACGCTTTGTTTCTGGCTGCTTCGCGCAAAGACTTTCCTTGCACCAACACATCGTTTTCCAAAAACTCAAAGCCTGATTCAGTGGCCTCAGATGAATCCCGAAACTTTTGCAAAGGCTCAACAAGCAATTGATAAATGCTTTCAATTTTTGCTTCGTCAGGATTGGTGATGCGCGTGTAAATCGCGTCAGACTCTGCAACCAAAGGAACACGGACTTTAAACGTAAAGCCGCCAAGTTCAAATTTGCGAGTCAAGATTTCGCGGCGCATCTTGTCATAAGTTGCGCCAAATGCAGAACTGAGTTTTGTCATGTTTTTGCCCTAAATTTTGAAATGTATTTGCGTAAACCTTCAGCCAACCTATTCACGGTTTCCTGTGATTGACTCTCTAACGCTGGTCTTAGGTATGGCTGTGCTGGCATTTTACCTGTGCCAAACTCTTGTGCAATGGCCCTTGCATCACTTTTAAAGCCTTCAAAAGTGTCTGCTTGTTCTTTGGTTGAGCCTAGCTTAATCATGCGCCTTCTAGTGCGTTCTAGCCCTTTGCCTTCGCTCATGGCCTTCATCTTTTTACCAGAGGCTGTAGTGACAGCAGCAATTACGGCATCGTTGCCCGTAATGTATTTGGATCGTCTGTCGCGGCTTGTGGGTCTTCTGGCTTCAACTTGCAACAACAATTGCAAAGCGCCTGTATCCACTGGTGCGTTTTGTTGGGCTAAAGCTAAAACTGGTTTGATTGCATCCCTTGCCGCAGGGATCAAGATTTTGCTACGAGCCTTTTTATCGCCAATTTCTTGGGCAAGCTCATCAAAGACTTTGATAACGTCACCAAGACCTTCTAGCTTAATGGTAACGCCACCCATGTCATGTTCTCGGTTTGATAATTTTTTGATATAGCTCGTTGTTTAACTCGCTAACAAAATTTACGATTTCATTTGCTGTCATCTTGTCGGCGTGTCTAGCCGCTATTTCATGGGCAAGACTAATGGCAGTCAGCTTTTGTTGCTGAAACCCAAACCAATTCTTTGATGAATCGGATTGGGCTACAAGAAAGTTCAGAAGATCGTTACTGTCTTTTACTATCATGTCTTGTTACTCTGTTGTATCGACTTCTTCAATGACCACCACAGGAGCAGTCACGTTGTACTTCTTCAGCAAAGCCAAAGCAATGGCTTCGGCTGTGTCGGGTTGAGCAGTAGCCTGTGCAAGCTCACTAGCGTCCACCACCATGCCACGGGCAACAAGATCAATGTCACCGTAGCTGGTCACAATTGCTTCAATTGCGTCAGATAGTTTCATCAGTTGTTCGACCAGCCGTACTGGTTGCCCCGAGGATGAATTGTGAACATACATTTGGCTTCTGCGCCGGGAGCAGCGTCAATCTGGAATTGACCCACGCGACCGTTAAACGCATAAGCGATAGTGTTTGTGCCTTCCACTGCTGCAACTACAAAAGTGCGGTCAACAACACCAGAGTAAGCATCAGCACGGATTTGCAACAAGGCTGCGTCAGCAGGGTTCCAAGCAGCCGTAATGGTCATGCTTGTAGGAGCCGCTTGCACAGGAATCTTGTCGCTTTGACGAGAGCCAGCAACACCAAAACTTGCTACAGCATCGTCCATACCAAAAGCAGGGATAGCTTCAACAGGCAGAGCAACACCAGCAGCGCCTGTACCGCCAGCAGAAGTACCAACAATCGTAGCAACTTGTGCAGACCAAACAGACAGGTTTGCTGTAGTCAAAGGTGTTGGCGTAGCCGCTGATTGCATAAACAGCGATGCGCTAAAACCGGGAAGAACTTTTGCAGGGATAGCCATGATGACTCCTTATGCGTTGTTGGACCAACCGTACTGGTTGCCACGTGGATGGATGGTAAATGTTGCCTTGGCTTCTGCGCCGGGAGCAGAATCAATTTGAAACTGGCCTACGCGCCCGTTAAAGGCGTAATAAACGATGTTTGTTCCCTCTGTAGCCGAGATGATAAACGTGCGGTCAATCACGCCAGAATAGGCATCAGAACGCATCAACAGCAAGTTGGTATCAGCAGGATTCCATGCGGCAGTAATGGTCATGGAAGTTGGAGCAGCCTGAACGGGGATCTTGTCAGATTGACGCGAACCCGCCACGCTGAAACTAGCCACAGCATCATCTTGACCGAAAGCAGGGATTGCTTCGACAGGAATCAGGTTTCCGCTAACAGCAAGTGGGGACACGCTAGCGACCAAGGACAACTGAGCAATTGTCAAAGGAGTAGGTGTGGCTCCGGGCTGTGCGTACAACGCTGCGCTAAAACCGGGGAGAACTTTGTTTGGTAAAGCCATTTTGAGTATCCTTCAAAAGTTGAACAATTGTCTTGTATTACGCCGGGATGTCAATGGTGCAATCTAAGAAGATTTGCGCCATTTTTTCCTCATCGTTGTAACTGTTGTATAGCCACATAACATCAGCTTTAGAAATGTAAAAGCCATCTGCCGGACTTCCCAAAATCCCACTATACCCGTGCAAGGCTTGCAGAATCTGATTTGAGATTGTAAAACCATCTTCAATCTGCTGAGTAAAAATAGAAATCTGAAATACAGGACGGTCAATACCTTTGTTGCTTTGCTGTGTGCCGGTATAGACTGGTTGATGCACGTTACGGAGCATCCAAGTAATAAACTTGGGCTGTGTAGCAAAGTTACGGTTAAAAGCCGCATACACAGGCACAGGCGTGACAATGTTAGCCAATTGGTACTGGATGGCTTTACCGTAAACAACAGGGTTTAATTGTGTTGCCATTAGACCGCCGTAACTGGATCAGAACGATAGCACAAGAAGATGATATTCATTCGATCATCAGTCTCTCTTGCGCTGTCAATACGCCAATCTTTACCACGCCATGTAATCGAATAGAGGTTTTGGTTATCCACTATTTCTTTCATGTTTGGCGTGTAGTTCAGCGTGAAGTTGGTCATGTCTTGATACAGCCGATACTTCTCAGCAATCTTCAGACTGTTTGCAACAGAAGATACCCGCGCCCGTGTCGCAAACCACAATGCCTGAACAGTCGCAGACTCACCAAACGCCGACTTGGTAAAAGTCAGGTTGTTGATGTTGATGTTCTCAAAACGAGCGATTGACATTTACATCACCAATGGTTTGTAAGACCGCAACAAAGTGGTCACACCAAACGGAATGTCTTTAAGCTGTGTTGCTGTTGAATTTGCACGATTGTTGTACAAGTGCGTAAGCAACAACAGACCAGCTTGCTTGATGACAGGATAAGCCGCCAAAGGATTGGCAACAGTTGTGTACTGCACAATGATTGGCGCAGTCATCACCGAATTAACGTCAGTCGGCAAGTTGTTGACAATTACTTTGTTGCCCGAGGCATCGTAGTAATAGCTTGTGCTTGCAAGTGTTGTAAACACAGGCGGGAAAGCATCATTCCAGTAACCAACCGAATTGATGGTTACACCGGGCTGATTGTTGTAAAGATTCTGGCTAACTTCTGGCAAATCAAGACTGATAGGAGATGCCACAAGGCTTTCAGAACCATACCAAACCCGATAGCTTACCGGGAAGATAGACATTCCCAAGTAGTCTTCAATTGCTTGTCGTGTTGCCAGTTCAAGAGAAGACAGATAGGTATCTTGGCTTTCGTCTTGAAACAGGTTTAGCTGTTGCGTGATTTCATCAAGCGTCAACCACGCAGTGACACTATCACGCCCAATCTGCTCAACCTTTGCATAGTTAAACGGATTGCGCGTCTGAGCGCCAAAGGGCGCAGCGTATTGATAGTTGTCAACGCTCATGGTTTAAACACCCACAAGTCGAATGCCAGCAAACGGGTCACGCACAGTGCTTACCAGACGTTTTTCCGCATATAGCGTGATAAAGCCGGGACTGCTTTGCTCCATTGCTTGAATGGTCATTTCTTCAACATCAGCAATGGTCACAAAACGAGGCCAGTTAGCCAAGTAAATGTTAAACCGTCCAGCGCCAGTAGTTTGGATGTTTGGGTTAGCAATCACAGGGAATCCAAAGATGTGCGTCACAGCGCCACCATCATCATCACCAACTTCAGCAAATTGCTTAATAGCGTTAGCACCGCCCAAGTTACGCAGTTCGTGAATTGTCTGTGGATGCATCATCCAAGCCGTACCGGGAAGATTCCAATACTGAGCAGGAAACAAGCGGGTCATGTCTGTAATATCAGAGTATGTAACCGCTGCTGCTGCTTGTGTAAATGTAGCAATGGAGTGGATACCGTTGGTAATCGCTGTTCCACTTGTACCGAAAGCAGATGCAGCAGCACTGGTGTACATATTCAGACCACGCAAACCGCTTGTACCACCGTTAATTGTTGTGGTTGAGCCAGCTTGGTCATTGTTGAGAACCATTGAAGCGCCTTCGATCTGTGCAAATTCCAGCATCAAATCTTCAACAAGCGTTTCATTCAGGTAATTCACATCCGACATAACCGCTGAACGAACAGGCAGTTGAGCAGTAATGACGCGAGTGGGCAATTGCCAGATAGATGTGTTGATGTTTGGCGAACCGCTGTCAGGCGTGAACGTATATCCAAACGGGTTTGTTGAGTTTGCCGCATTACCTGTCTTAGCAACAAACTGTACGCTTGAGCCAGAGGCAGGGATAACACGCGACATCTCACGAATTGGGTTTGCAAAACGCAGTGCAGCAAATGCGTTGTCAAAGAAAGTGCGACCACCAACCCCGTCACCAGAGCCTGTGATAGCAGATGCCTCGCGCAAGTCGATTGTGACTTTATCGCCAGTTTCTAAAGTTTGCTTGATTCCAGACAGGATGCGTTCGGTAATGGTCATAACAGTTCCTAAATTATTGGCACAAAAAGGAGGGGCAGTTACGCCCCTCCGATTTATCAGGTAGCTGTACCTGTCGAGCGATAACGCACCAGTGCGTTTGGATCACGCACAGAAGTTGCCAAACGCTTCTCACCAAAGAAGGTGATGAAACCGGGCAAAGTCTGGTCATAGCGGCGCATGACCATGTTCAGGCGGTCGATGATGGTGTGGCAACGGCTCCAATCACCAAAATACATTGGATACAGGCTGGTTGTGCCAGCAGTACCAGTCGTAGATTGGCTTGGGTTGTCCAAATACTTGTTCATCACAACATCAAAGCCAAGCAGTTGACCAATAATGCCATCGGGGTTCAACGATTCAACAGAGTTGAAAATTGGACGTCCATTGGTGTCTTGCAGACCACGGATTGCCTGAGCCAAGATTGGGCTGACCATAAACTTGGTGTTAGGAGTCCAATACTGCTGTGGCAAAGCGTAGATCGTGTTGATAACGTCTTTGTATTGGATTGCGTTAGCACCAACAGTGTTGACGTTAGAAGTGATCTGGTCATAAGTAGCCAGCGAATGCAGACCGCTTGTAGAGCCAGTGCCAGAAGTGCCGAAAGCAGCAGCGGTAGAAGTACCACCAGCGTAGGTAGCAGCAGAACCAGCGTACTGATCCAGACCGCGCAGACCGTTAGTACCACCGTAAGGGTTAGTACTTGACTGTGCAGCTTGGTCGTTGTTCTGGATCATTGACAAAGCTTCAGCTTGAGCGAACTCAGCAAGCATATCGTCAACCACGTTGGCTTCCAAGCCGTCAATATCGTCCAAAGCAGCAGTACGGATTGGGAACTGCACGTTCAGGTCTTGCAGAACCAACTGCCAGATGCTTGTGTCTTCAGTAGTGCTTGCACCGTTGTTCTGAATTGCATAGCCCCAAGCCACACCAGCGTTGCCAGTTTTGACACGGAACTGATAGCTAGAACCATCGGTAGCCACAGTGCGCGACAAACCACGCATGGGGTTAGCCAAACGCAGAGCAGCAAACACTGGATCGTAAGCAGTACGACCACCCTTGCCATCACCGCCAGCAGTCAGAGCAGAGGCTTCTTTCAGGTAAGCATCCATCTGAGCTTCGTCTGCAAAGATTTGCAGTTCTTTTTCCAAACGGTTGTTGCCTTTGTAAAAGGTAGCCAGTTGCTCACGCACCGAACGGTTCACATCTTGGCGAACAGTCTTGGCAGGAGTGCGAATGAACTCGGGCATATTGATAGAAGCAACTTTGGCCTCCAGAGCAGACACCATTTCGCTGAATTCAGCTTTGACAGCTTCAACAGCAGCAGGGATTTTGGCTTCTACAGCCACGATGCTTTCAGCTTGTTTAGCTTCGATGGCATCCAATTTTTCGAGGATAACTTGAGACATGATTTAACCTTTAAGACGTTTATCAAGGAGTTTCAGAAGTTCACGTTGCTCTAGAGCAGCAAGAATTTCAGCGGTTGCCTCCGCATCAGAATCACTCTGAATTGGCGCATTTTCAATAGGCTTTTCAACAGCATCACGCTGTTCAATTACCGTTTTGAACACAGATGCGGCGGCAACCGACATCTGCTTGGACAGACCTGCATCCCGCAGGGCTTCTTCCAATACTTTCAAATCAGCAGAGCCATCAGGTCGGAAATACTCCAACTTCTTGATCTCTGCCTTCATGTTATTTGGATGCATAACAACGCTAGTCTCACGCAGACCACCTTTGGTAATCTGGAAATATGCGTCTTCTGATTGGTCTGGTTCGCCTTCTGCATTGACCATTTGATATTCTTCTGCGTAAGCGCCAACAGAAACACCGCCAAACATATTGGGGCTTTCTTTCATCACTTGGTACAGGTCAGAGCCAGCAGTGGTGTTCAGATACAAACGACCAGTAGCATTCATGCCCTCGTCATCCATCTCAATCATTGTCCACTCGCCAACAGGAATGGCATCAGCGTTGTGATTGACGTACATAGGCAGTGGTCGGCCCATTTCGGCAAACTCTTTAGCCCACTGCATAAAGCCTTCTGGCTTGTAAAAAAACCTACGACCATCTTGACCTTCTCTTGGGCCAAAGGTCGTAATACGAGCCTCAATCTGTCCAGACGGTTGACCGTTGTCGGCTTTCTCGTTGAGATTCAGCTTGGCTTCGCAGATAAGATTCAATGTCTTCATTGATTGCCCCTAAAGCAATTGATTGGTTATTGTCCTGTATTTTAGGGGGTTGCCCTAGAAGTACAGGCAACTTTTTAGGTCGTTTGACCTGTTTGGCTAATGCTACCAGATATTGTGTATCAGTACGCATGATATATCAAGTAGTGCCAATGTTCATTTTTCTGGTCTGATTACCACCACCGCCACCCGTATCTTGTGGACTTGAGCCGGGGATTGGTTCAGCGTCTTTTGCGTCTTTTACCAATTCATCACCACCTTCAACTGATGGCAAATTCATGTAGTTACGGGCTTCGTTAGGTGTCATAATGCCACCTTTTACGCCAGAAGTGGCAAAGTTCATCTGATCCAAAGGCGCACCCTTTAAGAAATCCTTGGTGTCAAACTCAACACAAAGACTTGGATAGCCATCAAACAAATGTTGCGTTAATTTTTGCTGCACATTAACAATAGTTGGATACATTGTAGTTTTGTAAAACTCGTCCAATGCTGTTTGGCTATTGTTAAATTTACCATCAGAAATACCAATCATTGATGGCGGCACACCAAACACACCACAAATGCGGCGCATTGTTTGAGCTTTTAGAGCAGCAGCATCTGTATCTTGCAGGGTCAGCATTTCCAGTTTCTGGTACTTCATGCCTTGGTCAAGCAACATACCCTGACCCGGCTTGCTTGGGTCACTGGTCTTGCTGCCTGTCATGTTGTTCCACGCCTCTTTCAGACGGGCTGCAATCTCTTTGTACTTGCCATCAGGAATAACCTGATCGGTCACAAACATACCGCTAGGCTTCGCGCCGTTTTGCATGACAAAGTTGGCGTACAGGTCAATATCTTGGTCAAGGCCAACCAACTCAGTCGCCAAAATCGCTTTGTTAAAGCCAGCCGAGCCTTGCCACGCCATTTCCTTTGTGTGCATCACTTGGAAATACTTAAAGTCATGGTCTTTGTTGAAACCATAGCTAGGAGTGGACAAACGGAAGGTTGGATAACGTGTAGGCGTGATGGTCACGGCAATCAGCGTTGAATCCAACACATACATTTCCAGCGGAGTCTCGGTAGTGCTGTTTTGGTCCTTCCTCCACCACAAAGTAAAGGCTTCACCTGACAACTCGTACCACATCAGCCATTGATACCAAAACTCGTACTTGCTCTGAAAGTTGTTTGGCGTGTTCAGCAATCGAGCAACTTGTTTGGCTTTTGCCCGATCACGCGCCCCAACACCTTCGCCTTTTATTGCATCAACGGTTTTACCATCAGCCGTTTCGCAGCAAATCTTGATTGGCAACTGAGCCAAAGCACGGGCTTTTACCCCCACGCAGGACATGATTGTGCTGTTTCTAGTCAACACAGACATATCCACCGGGCGACCAGCAGTTGTGGTGCTGGCAGTGGTCACATAGAGGATTTGGGTGTTAACACCACCACGTTTGTCACTGCCCTGATAAACAATGTTGTTACCAAGGGCTGTCTGACCGAACAAAGTATTGCTCTCAGACTGAGTGTTTTTGCGCTTGAAAATGTCAAAAATCGCCATGATTTCTCCTCAATTCCCTACACTTTACCACTCAAGCGACCTAAAGCCAAATGAATCACTGACAAATACGTTATCCAAATGGCAGTGCAAAGCCATAATCATGGCAATAATACCGTCCACTTTGGCTGACGGGTCTGCTTCGTTCTTCCTGACCTTTACGTTGCCGTTGACATCAGTGTAAACCTCGCAGTTTCCTAGCTGCCAACCAACAAACGGGTTGCCATCATGGTGAATCGCCTTCTTCAGAATCAGTTGCTCAGTGGTCTTGGAAGGGTTTGACAGCATTGCCATGCCCTGACCAACCTTTTTTACAGGCAAGCCATCAGCGTACAGGTTTGCCACTAAAGCAGCGGCGTTGTATGGGTCATACGCTATCTCTTTGACGTTGTACTTCTCGCACTCTTGCTTGATGTAATTTTGAATCTCGGTCAGGTCAGTTACGTTACCCGGCGTAAGCCTCAATATGCCAGTTGACTTGGCCTGTAAAAAAATGCTCTTGTAGTGGTTCGGGATTAGCTCAATGCTTTCTTCTGGCAAAAAGAATTGGAACTTGGCATAGAAGTTTTCTTCGCTGTACCTGTGCAAAGTGCAAACAGCGTTCAAGTCCCGTGTGTGCGCCAAGTCAAACGCAACAAATGTCGATTCTGGTTTGTCAGTCGGGAATGGCGCAATCGACTCATCCCAATACCTACGGTCAACCCAAGCAGAGTTAGCCGACACATAAATGTTCAACTGCTTGCACAGAAACTCGTTCAGGCTTGCTGGCTTGGCAGACGCTTCTTCAGCCATTTGTGCAATGTGCTGAGTCGTGACCGATACCCCAAGCATCGGGTTCGCTTTGCCCCATACCGCAGGGTCAGCCCAATTATCTCCGGGATCAATGCTATACAGTAGACCAAACCAGCGAAAGCTATCAGCAGAAGCGCCACGCAAGACAGTACGAAAGTGGGAAAGGTCTTCAAAGAACTTGGTTTCCTTAGTGAAGCTGGCAGTTGTCAGGTACATACGCAGCGGGTTCTTCCGAGCGCCCATACCCGAGTGCAACACCTCAATTGACTGTCTCTCAGTAATCTGAGCAGCCTCGTCAATCATGGCGCAAGAAGGGTTTTTACCGTCACCTGTCTTACGGTTCTCCCGTGACAGCGCCCGGTAAGTAGAGGTTGAGTCGCCAGCCTTCTTGAGTTCACTACGGTAAGCAATAAACTTAGCCCCCAACTCAGGCTTCATGTTTTCTACGATAGCCTTGGACGAATCAAAGCAAATACTCGCTTGATCCCTGTTGGTAGCCAGAGTAAACACTTCAGCACCAGCATCACCAAACTGCAACTCATACAGCGCAATGATGGACGCAATGGTTGTCTTGCCAGATTTGCGAGGCACGAACAAAATGACATCAGTGACATATCGGTATGTGTGGTCACGCCTGTCCCTAAATCCGTAGATAGCCGCCAAGTACATGACCTGAAACGGCTGTAGCTCAATGGATTTCCCGGCATCCGGGCCTTTGACATGGCGGCAAAACTTGACGAATTTGAGGATGTGTTCAGCCTTGGCAGGGACAAACTCGTAAGGCGCATCCTTACGTTCGACCATATCCAAGAACCGTTGGCAAGCTAGTTTGACATCCTCACACGCCTGAATGTCACCCCGAGTCACCGCTACCGCATACTCAAACGCAGGGTTAAGCAGTGGCGAATAGCTCATCTACATCACTCACTTTTGCCTTCAACTTTGGGCGACCACGGGCAACAAGCCCCAACTCAGCCAGCATCTTGATAGCCTTGTCAGCCATCTCAGTGCGAATCTTGAACCAAGCTGTTACGCCTTCGTTGTTGCCGTAAACCGTGACATGACCCCTCTCACGGATGTTAATTTCAGCAGTCAGCAAGCTGTCAACAGTGATGACCAATGCGCCAACCAACAGTTCGTCAGATGCCGTGAGTGTTCCTGTCGAGGCTTCGACTTCTGCGCGAATAGCCGTTTCAAACGCAGCCTTGTCCCAAGTGGACGGATCGTTTAAGTAGCCAAGGATGTGACGAGGTTTTTTTGCCATAAGTTGAGTTCCTTTTGTCTTGTCTGACGCAAGCGTAGCACATTTAGGGAATTCCCACGCAAACTCCCCCCCTCTGACTTTGTACCCCCCCGTAATTGAGTTCGCGCTTGCTCTTTAACAGTTCCAAATAGAATTAGTTTCTAAGTATTATTTTTTATTTTTTAAGCGTCTGTCAGTTAACTCATTACGCATTCAACATTACATAAACATAGTCCTCAGATTTATAATCTTTAACAGGCTCAACGTAGTGTCTGTACACGCCCTTCTTTTCAAGCCCTGATTTGACCCCGTGATGTGTCTCACACAGGCTTTGGAACAAGTTGCGCCTAAATGCGTGTTCACCTATAGCTGTCCAAGGGAACACATGGTCAACGTGATTAGCTGACATAACCTGACCATCTAACAGACATGCTTGGCACAATGGTTGTGTTGATAGCTGCCTGTTGCGTATTGATAGCCAAGCCTTGTTGTTGTAATGGGCATTAAAGGTCTTGCGGTCTTCAGTTGTCTTAGCTGCTGGCGCGTGATCTACACAGTACACAGATCCCTTAATGCTTGGGCCTTTGCATTGGTACTCAGCGCATTGTGTCTTAGGTATTGATGGCATTTTGTCAATGTACTGTATATAAAACCATTAGGGTTTTTAGTGTGCAATCTTAGGGTTTTCCCTATGGAATTTATTGTGGATAAGTAGATAATAGAGTCATCAACAACACAACGGAGTACACGACATGAAGCGTTATGCAACAACTTACAGCAACGGTCACACGGTAGAAGAAAGCAATTGGGTTTGGGCTAGCCAATGGCAAAACCATGATGACGAACAAAAATTCTTTTTATCTGGCAAACCTGTTTCCGCAGAAGTGTTTTTTGCTGCCATCCAGCAAGCTCGCCAAAAAGATTTTGACAAAAAGAACAGCACACACAAACAAGTGCGTGTTTTGTATGGGTCTAGCGTTGCTTGTTATGTAACCAAGTGGGTTCGCCGTTAATCAATCAACCGGGTCTTCGGCCCCATCAAAGGACACAACATGACAAACTTTATCATCAAATACCAAGATCCATTGGCTGCAATTGTTATTGGTTTAGCTTTAGCTGCTTTGGCTTTGCACTACTTTGATGTGCTTTTTTACTAAAAAAAATGCCCTGAGTAACAGGGCATAAAGGCTCTCAGCCTAGCACCAAGAGAAACTTCTTCAAACCTGTTCAAATTTTTTGGTCAAATTTGACGGTGGAATCCATGTGTTCTCAGCAACTCTGAAGGAAATTACGTCAGTTTTCTGCTGTTTGTAGCCGTTTGCGTATGCGGTTTGGGCTACTTGCTGCGCTTTGTCTTTAGTTGCATATGGGCCTTTTAAGCCCCAATACCAACCTGCTTGATTCTTTGTGAGTCGGGTCATTTCAGAAATCTTAATTTGTAAAGTGTAGATGCGACTTGATCGGACAGTTCATCAACGATGTTTTGCAGGTCGCTATCTTGTGGGAATCCGGGCATCTCGCGGTATCTGGCAATTTCTTTGCCAACGTACAGGACTAGCTCCAAACCATTTTCCCCCAGAAAAAGTGCCTTTTCCGCGAAAAATATTTTCGACTTTTTGCCTTGGTAGGCTTCAATGAATTTGTCAGCCAAGTCTTCAAAGTTTTCATAGAACTCACCAAGCGCCATGTGTTGAGCATAGCTATCAGTGCCAAATGGTGGATGTGGGCTGCTGTGACCGAGTTTAGAAGGCACATGGCAAAGTCGCCAATGATGTTCTCTTGCGCTTCTTTGATGCTAAATTTCATGGTGGATTCTCCTGTTGTCATTGTATAACCGTAACGTCTTTTGAGCGAGAGCGCAATTTGTTACGGGTTTTGGCAATCATGCGCTCGTACTCTGACCGACTGATTGACGTTCTTTGCAGGTGATGCCACTCTAAAACTTCGTTGATGGCCTTAAGACCTGTCCCGGTTAACAGCATCCTACCTGTAGCCTCATATCGTTTGGCGGCGTGTGTAAGCTCAATCTCAGCCATCATGCAATCAGGTAGTGCTTCTGGTCCTATGCCATGACGCGACATTACCTGACAGATGTTGTTCATGTCTACTAGTTCTTGCCATGTGTAGACGGTTGCGTTACCTGTACGCATGGCTTCAATAGCGGCAAGCTCTTTGTCTTTGAGTTGCTTTAGGCAATCGTCTGTTGTTATGCCAGCGCCAGCAATTGCGTGAGATATAGGATTGATTAATTGGTAAACCTTCCTTTTACACTGCTTTCTCATTTAACTCTATCCTTGTAAGTGTTGTACCGCCAAGCTGTTGCTTCTTTGTCTATGCGTTGCCAAATTTCTTCTTTTTCTATTTGAGACATAGAGTTCCACAAAACAACTTCCATGTATCTTCGGCCACAACCTTTACAAACCGTGTCATAAAGAGTCGTACAGACTGCTATGCAAGGACTATCTGGCCTTGTCATTTGATGATCCTCATAAAAGCACCGCAACGGGCGCATTTGTAAATGGGCTGGCTTTCAACAGGTTCCCAACGGTGCTGGCATTCAGTCATACCACCCCCGCCAGCCACCACAGGCCGTAAACGATTGACACAGACACTGCCGCCGATACCAGCAGCAGTGCCACTAAGATTGTTCGTTGTTTCATGTTCCTTTAACTCCCCAATCAGGCATCTTTTCGTTAGCGGCAAGTGCGTTCAATTGATTGTTCAGGTCATCTAGTTCAGGAATATTGAAGTTGCCACGACAAAAGCATCCCCATGCCCATGCCGCTTCTTCCCACAAACAATCCTTAAACAACCTGTCACGCACAAATGCGCCGGGACTGTTGGGCATATACAGCTTTTTGCTGTCTTCAATCTCGGCTCTCATAGCCGCTGCAATTGCTGCGTAGTTCATGCTTTCCTCTCTTTCAGCATGGCGTCTGCAAAAGCCCAAGCAGAATCTTCAATCCAACCAGACTGAGCGCCACCATTTTTTAATATTTCATTTGCCAACTTTGGATTTGCCAGCAGCCCTTGCATTGCTTTAGCTGCAAAGTAATCGCGCAAAGTCATGCCTAATTGGTATTGACCACTAGGAAAAGCTGAAATTTGCTTTAAAAATTCTTCTTCAGTCATGTCATGTTCCTATCTTGTTTAGTGTCCACTCAAGCAGTTCTTGCTGAGTGACTCCATAATATTTCACAAAGCCCCTAGTCCCCAATCCGTGAATACCCTTATTGCCACGATGATGTTCGTAGCATAGGCCCATCAAAGTTAGATATCCGCCTTTGCCCCATCCCCCTGCTCTTAGGTGATGAAGCTCCACTGGCCCCGGATCATGGTCGCCATGCAAGTGATGGCACAGCGCACAGCCAAGGCTTGCTACGGCTTGCTTATGTTTTTTCTCTTGGTTGGTCAATCGTGACTCCATTGGTGTTGGCCCAATACAACAGCCACTCGGTAAAGCTAATGGCTTGCTCTTTGGTAAACCGTCTGCTTTGATGGCCTAGCTGGACAACACGTTCACCATCAATGCTTGGCATGACTTTGCTGATGCTGGACATCTCTCCGCTTTCATGCGCCCATTGGTCAATCAGAAATCGCTTAAAGCTCTCAGCATTCCAGCGACTACCGTGCAATGTTGCTTGTTTAGCAATCTGACCGATGATGCTGTGCATTAGTTTGTTTTGTTGATCTGATCTAAGGCTTGGTGTCATATAACCCCAATTGCTCTTAAAGCCGCTTCAGGGCTGTCAACCCTGCACAAAGTACCACCGCACCACTTTGCAAAAAAGTCTTGCTGTAGGCTCGTTAAACGCTTTGTAGGGCCGCTTTTCAGTTCCATTAGGAATGTGTGATTCTTGTAGCCAACCAAAAGGTCAACTGGCAGACCGATTACCCAAACGTAACAACCTGCATCCCTAAGAACCTTAACAATCTCAGCTTGATTTTCGTCTACTCGGGCTGCGTATCTCATCTTGCTCCTTTATTTTGTAGTCTTTAAATACCGTACCTTTGCTGGCATCACCACGCCAACACTCTTTAACCCATCCACGCTTACCTGATTTGTAAGTGCGCCAATGACCACGGGCTTGATGCCTTTTTGGACTTGCGTGTGTACCGCCTTGATGTTCTTGTTTTAATTTTAATGGCTCAATGACTACGGTATGCCATTCGTACAGTGGCTTTAATCCACGTTTGCTGCGGCTTACGTTGGCTTTGTGTGGTGTTGGTACATACGCTTGAATTTTCATGTCAAGCGATGCGTAAAACATTGTCACAATTGCACACATCATTGATTGGTCTTGAAGGTCTATCGGCCCATCAACTTCACCAACCTTTGGTTCGCCATTGTGTTCGGCAAAAAGAAAAGAACCAAGGCTTTTGTATCCTGTTGGTTTCATAATCCAGCCTGTTACCACAGTAGCAGATGACTCAGCTAACACCGACAACATGAAATCACCTTGCTCTGTGCGACCGCAAAGCATCATGTTTTTGTATGGGGCTGGATGCAATAAATATTTACGTTGGTCATAGCCAATATATTCTTTGATTGCACCAGTTATATCAAACCATTGCATTTCTGTTGGATCAAGATTAGAAACTGAAACCATCTTGACCATTTCTTTTATTAAAGGTGTCATAGCGGCGACTCCCCTGCGTCATCACGCTTTTGCTTTTCGTATTCACGAATTTGCTTGCGTGTCCAAGGTGTTGGGCCTGATGGGGGTGGGAAGGGCCATGTGTTCATTCCAGTTCTCCGTCTTGTAGTTTCTTCATGTAATTACGAATTCTTGCTACAGAACCCGTGCCGTACTTCTTTTCCAACCATTCCATTCTTGCTTGCGTAAGAACTTTCTGCTTGGTCACTTGGTAGGTGCAAAGCAATACTCTTGCTTCGCCCAACTCAATCATGTATCTGTCACCAGCGTCTTGTATCTGTCTGCGTGTCATGGGTAAGGCCAAAGTTGAATCAAGCCCCACTTCATCTGTGGGTACTTGCGAACGATGTTTGTCTTTTGCAGACGCTGAATGCTGGCCCACACTTGTTTTGTTGTCCAGCAGGTGATTTCTTCAATCTCTTTGCTAGACAGTTCGCCGTGTTCAAGTAGGCGTTTGAGTGCGTAAACTCTTGTCATTTTTTTACCCTTGCAATCAGTTCAGCAATCCGTTTTTTGTTCGCAGCCATTTGCTCTGCTGTTAGTTTATTTTCCAACATTGGCAAAGTAGGCTCGGGTGCTTTTCTGCACATCGCACGAAACTCAAGAACTGTTGGCGGCTTACCGCTGTCAGGCATGTTTTTCAAAGCATAAGCAATTGAGTCAGGATGATCTTTAAAGCCAGCTAGCTCATGTGACCAATCAGCTTTAACTTCAGCAATGTCCAAACCTTCCCAACGACCAATAAAATCACGGCCATAAATCATGGTCAACTTGGTAAAAATGCGTTCAACCCAAGGCATAGGCAAGCTCATTTGTTCACCTCAATAGCTTTCTGTGAGTCCATGTCAATGGTGCGAAAGAAATCGCTTGCGTCTTGGTAAGGTGCTTGCTTGGCAATGCTTGGCACTGCTTCTTGCATCTTCAATCGCATTGATCGCTGGTAAACAGTCTCTGTCTGGTTTTGCTTTTCATCAGACTTTAGCCAAGAAGCCTCAAGCCCTTGTGAACCTCTTGCACACCAGATAGTCAGAAATGCGTTAAGGGTAATACCCGCCTTTTCCGCTTCTTTTCTAGCTGACTTCAACACCGTTTCCGTTACAGGTGCTTTCTTGGCTTTTCTGAGTGACAACCAATCTTGCCATTCTTGTAAACCAACATCAAGTGGGCAAGCAACGACAGTTGCGCTCTCTCTCTTTGGTTTATGGTTAATGGTTATTGGTTCTTGGTTTATAGTTGCCTTAGCGATGGGTTGCGAGTCGGAACCCACTGGGTTCTTTTTACGTCCTCCAAGGCGACCATTGGCCCTATTCTTCTCGGCCATTGCGTGATATTGCTCAATTACATCAGCACATCTGGCGTGATACCAGCCATCTTCATGCTGAACAAACATATCGTTTAGGACATCCTTGACCACGTGGGCATCCACTCGCAAGCGTCTGGAAACCCACTGGGTATCCAGTGGAATCTTTTGCTCTGTGTCGTAGTACATATCCAGAAGTCGGCGGTAAGCCAAATCTTCTTCATTGGATAAATGCGCTGTGGCGGCTCGATAGTCGCCAATACTGAACTGGTAGTAGTGCATGATTAGGCCAACTTTGCTGTTAAGTAAGCCTGATAAGCATTTTCTGCCGTGTCAAAATAACCTAGATGATATTGCTTTCCAGAAATCATCAATTGAGCACGATACTTTTGATTGCCTTGAAAAAAGCTAACACCTCTAAATCCAGTATTGTTATTTTTTTGAGGCTTTGATTGATTAAGAAGATTGGTTGTTTGGTCAACATCTCGTAAATTTAAGATTCTGTTATCAGATTTGACTTCATTTATATGATCTATAAAAAATCTTGGCCACGTTTTGTAAACATAAAACCATGCAAGTCTATGCTCCAAATATGGCTTGTAATCAACGGTAATCTGTCGATAGCCTTTCTGCATAACTCTTCCAGCTTGTACGTCAACTTTACGGCCTGAACCAGATTTCTTCCAATAAAATCGCCCTGTTTCTGGCTCATACAAAAGCACTTCTGTAAGTCTTTTGTGACACAAATTTTCCACCATAAAATTCCCCAAAAAAAAAGGGGCTACACCTGCTGTCTCGCTTTTTAAAGCGTTGGCGGACTGGCGTAGTACCAGCAGACAGCATGTGTAACCCCACTACGAAAACGCCGCCAAGCGTCATGGGTAAAACTATACCACCACTCAAGCCCTACTGTAAACAGTGATTTGAGGATGGTTCGTGTAGTTCTGCTGCATGATTGTTACCTCACGCTTTGTAAAGATGGCTTGATCTTTGTTGCGCCAGTTGAAGGCATTGCCTGTTGACTTGGCTGTGCCATCTTCCCAAGCATCAGATTCAATTTTTTGATCTTGCACAACACAAACCTTTGGCTGTTGCTTTTGTGCAACAAATGATTTGCCTGTTAACTGGTGATGGTAAGCGTACTTGCCGTTGCCTTGCAAAACTTTCTTGACGCAGACAATGTAGCCTTCAGCAACCAAAGCGTCTTTGATGGCTGCTGGTGACTCATGGAATCGTGTTGACATCCTGTTCATAATAATTCGATGGCTTACAGGGCCATCTTTCAGTTGTTCAAGGTAGTAGAGTTTTGCTGGTAACACAGGGTGATTTCCTTCTTTGTGGTGAGTTCAATAGCGCGAGCAAAGAGAGCAACGGTAGCTGCTTCAAAGTCGCCGGGGTCAAAAGTGTATTGCTTTACAGATTGGATTGCATGGACGCAAAGCTCCTGTGCTGCAACGGTTTCGTGATGGTCTGGTGTAGTCATGCTGGCAAGGTTACAGCAAAAAAAAATTGCAAACATTGGTGAAAACCCTTAAAATTTTTGCATCGCTTGGAGGCGATAATACAATCTAGCAAGCCCAAGAAGGCAGTCTGCATGGTGCTAGCCATGTCCTCCAACATCGCAAGATGAGACTGTCCTCTTGGGCTTTTTTTTGGCTTGGAGGCCATATGCTTACTCAAGAAATTTTGTTGGAAAATTTTAGGTATGACGAAAAAACTGGCAATCTTTACTGGAAGGTTAAAAGATCGAACACAACAAATTTGTCAAAGCCAATTTCTGCAAAAGATAGGTATGGATACATTCAAGTTTGCACAAAATTGTCAGGCAAAGTAAAAAATTATGGAGTTCATAGATTGATATGGGTGATAGTCTACGGAAAGACTCCAAAAAACATAGATCACATAGATGGAAATAGGACTAACAATCAAATTTCAAATCTTAGAGAAGTAACCCATCAACAAAACATGATGAACAAAAAAAAATATGCAAACACAAAAAACAATTACAAAGGAACATATAAAGTAAAAGATCAAAACTCTTGGGTTGCAGAAATTACATTTATGAAAAAACGTCATTATTTAGGATGCTTTAAGAGTGAAAAAGAAGCGGGAGAGGCTTACTTAGAAGCTGCCAAAAAAATTCACAAAGAATTTGCTAGAACGTAGGGTTTGTCCTAATGACAATTTATTTGTTGCGTCATAAGATTGAGGCTCAACAAAACAGGAGTTCACATGAAAATCACGTTGTCCCGCGAAGAAGTTGAGAAAATTATTCTTGATTACGCAAACAAAGTCGTTGAAGGTTACGGCTTTAATGAAGTTGTTTCTTCCACTTACCGTGATCTGCCAGCCACTATTGAAGTGGTGAAATCAGAGCCAAAAGAGGTTCAAGAATGAACACAGTATTTCTTACGCGAGTACGCACCTTGTACTGCGTAGCTGGTGTGCCAGTTAGCACACAGCGTCACAATTGCCGACAGTGGATTAAATCAATCCGCATTCTTGGTGACAAATGGCTTCTTGCCAAACCAATCAATCGAGTTAAGTAATGGGCTCGATCATTGGATTGGCTTGTATAGCCGCATGGTTTACACACGTTTTTACATGTTTTGCAGAAGGCTTGTGGGGCTTTTTGATTGCAGGTGCTTTGCTGTTCCCAATTGGGATTTTGCATGGCATGTATCTTTGGTTTAGATAAGGTGTTCAGCCGACCTGTAACGGCTGTTTTTTTAGGAGAATGAAATGGGCTTTGTAGCTTCTGACAGTGGTGGTGGTAACTTTAAACGTGTGCCTTCCGGGGTACACATTGGTCGTTGCTATTCTTTAATTGACCTTGGCACACAGTTGTCTAGTGGTCAGTATGGCGAAAAATTGCAGCACAAGATTCGTGTTGCTTGGGAGTTGTTTGGCGAGGACGAGGAAGGCAAACCACTGACCGTTGAGTTTGACGGTAAAGAGATGCCTATGACCATCAGCAAGTCATACACCCTGTCTCTCAGTGAGAAAGCATCACTGCGTAAAGACTTGCAGTCTTGGCGTGGTCGTGAGTTTACCGATGAAGAAGCTAAAGGCTTTGACATCAGCAAACTGATTGGTGCTTATTGCATGGTTAACGTGACCACCAGCGAAACAAACGGCAAGACGTACAGCAACGTAGCTAACTTGACTCCTTTGCCAACAGCATTGAAGGCCAGCAAGCCAGCACCTATTCATGAGGTTGTGACGTTTGACTTGGACAATCCTGATTGGGCTGTGTTTGATTCTTTCCACGATAAGCTCAAGGATGCCATTAAGCGTTCTCCTGAGTTTGCCAAAGCAGCAGGTCACAGTTCTGGTCAAACACCTTCTGGTGGTTTTGACGATATGGACGATTCAGCGTTTTGACCATGACCAGTCTCTACGAATTAGCAACATCGTTTCGTGAACAACTTGACGATCTTTTTGATCCTGAGACTGGCGAGGCTTTGCCAGCGTTTGATGAGTTCCGGGTCATGCTCGGCAACAAAGCAAACGCTGTCGCTGCCTACGTTCTCAATTGCGAGTCAGATGCTGAACAAGCAAAAGCCGCCATTAAACGTATCAAAGCCCTTCAAACGGCCTATGAGCGCAAAGCAG